AACCTTAGACACTGTTGCAAAATGCAGCTTCCTCTTGGAACGTTTTCCAACAGGATGTTCGTCCGGTGCAAGCAGTACGTCTCCAACCTTAACCTCGCCCAATTCTCGCCATGTCAGATCACCCATCAAGATCTTGGTGTCTTGTGCCAAACAATTGTAGACCCAAAACTCGTTTATGTCACCTCCCTCTTTCCAGTAATCGCCTTCGTCTTTGTAATACGGATGATTCGTATATTGGGCGGTGAGATAGCCAAGATTGTGAGGAAGTTGCGGGTAGAGAGTGTGATGCGCCAATAGCGTATCGAACCACACCCGAATGCACAACCAGTCGCGCAATCTACACCAATACGAATCGAAGCCACCGTTCTGAGCGATGAGTTTGTGTGAGTCAAACAGCTTTTGAAGCGCCATCCAAATGTCGTACTCTTGCGCCAACGTGAATACATTCCTATCCGCCCCTCTGAAATTGATACACATAGCGCGGTGCCCTTCATTCGCAAGTCCAATACAAGCCGTTTCATTATTCAGCCCCTCAATATCAACCGACACAGGTTCCTCAGACCATTGCAAATCCCGTATGAATGCCATAGCCTCGTGAAACTTTGGGTTAATAATTGCGTCAATTTCATACGGTTTGAACCTACCAGACACAACTTGCCCAACTTTTTGCATATCCATTAGGAATGTAATCTCAGCTTTTGGCTCCCGAAGCGGGTATGCAGGGTTATTTGCGCATATAACATGGCCATTTTCGCCGTTCGGCAACCGCACTTCTAGCACTGATCCTCGCCAAGAGCCGATGCCATCCTTGTCCGCTATAGCCGACAGTGCGTAGTTGCCAAGCAGCACCACGGTCCTTAGCCCTGGCAACTGTCCTAGTTCCCAGATCAGCAGCTCACGCCATCGCCGCAATTCATCGGGATGCACCTTAAGTTTAGGATCATCCGATGCGCTGATTTGACGTTTCATCACATTAGTCGAGTACACACTTTCCCGACTAAGTCCGTAACGATCTACATGCCGCCACAGAAGCTGACCCGACTTGCCAACAAATGGTGCCTTCTTGCGAACCTCCACATCGCCAAGTCCTTCGCCCACAAACGCAACCGTAGCACCGATTGGACCACTAGACACAGCTTGTACCTCAAGGCCAGTTGCCTCAGCCAACGCTGTGAACTCACCCACCAACTCCTCTCTACTTAGCATTTTCTTCCTCCCTAGAGCGCATTCGCCTCTTCCACCTTGTCTGCCACTTCCTCCATTTTCTTCCCCAACTCTTCCACTGTTCCGTCATTCCGGACACGCATATCAGCGTTTGGAATAACGAACGGGTAAACACGCTCAACCTTGTCACGCATGACCTGCACCAAGAAATACCTACCAAGCGCCCGGCAATCCAGCACACTGGTACCATCACTAACTACGACATACTGGGGTGGATGCGACCAGTGTTTCGATCTAGCAAGGAGCAGTTTCCCAAGAACGCCAGGTCCGTAGTTGAACCGCATATGCGCTAACTCAAGGTTCATGAACTGCTCTGGCGTCTTCGATAATAACTCGAACAGTGGTTCTCCCGGCCGAAAGCTAGACAACCTTCGCCCGAACAACGAAGCCAGATACAACTTCATTGGAAACTCGAACGAAGCTTGCATAGCTGAGTGGCCGCGTTTTCGGAAAGTAGATACCAACAATGCGGCCGCTGTGCTTTTGCCACTTTGCGATGGCCCTGTGAATACTACGAATCGTATCTTTCTCAGCACTGATTGCGAGGCCACCGTTTGAGTCACACATCTACCCTCCTTCACGACTCTCGTGTCTCAGCGACATCGACATTGCCCTTCTGTCTGCTATCACAAGCACTTTCGATCTAGCCCTTGTTACCGCTGTGTAAAAATTATTCCTATTCAGAAGGAACGGCGCGCTCCGTGACACACAGTAAATTACATTATCAAACTCACTACCCTGCGCCTTGTGTGTCGTGATCGCGTATCCAAGTTCTATCTGCTTGCGTGGATCATAATTGATAACTGTTCTAAGAAAGTTGTTATACGTTCTCAGACTCGGTGGTATTTCCAGGCTACGGCCCTCAACCGTTTTCAGCCACAGCGAGCCATCCTCCACATTAATTTTAGTAACATGCCCGATCTCACCGTTGAACAAATCCAGTGCATAATCGTTCTTGACCCATAAGAACTTATCATTAGCACGCACCACCAAATCGTGCTCCTCCTTGTTGAATCTCGGTAGCCGCAAAAGCTCTTTGCCTCTATTTAACTTTATCTGAACGGACGGATTTACCTTCAGCGTACCATATTGTCCTCGTCGTGTCGGCATTATTATTTGACAATTATCGCCCCCAAACTCAGGATGCTTTTCCACATGCTTGACCAATGTTAACACTGGCGTATCACTGTACCACACGTCAAATCGATCATTGCGAATTGGTATCTGGCCTCGAAGAATTCTATACGCATTCCCTACAATCTCATCATCTGATCTAAAGTTGAACGACAGTGTAATTGATGGGAACTTTTTTAGTACAGTTCTGAATGGTGGTGGGCCTTCCTCGACCGGCAACAATTGGTTGTTATCGCCGAAGAATCTGATCACTCCTTTTTTCCGTAGTGCTCCAATAAGCTCTCGATATAATTCAGGCCCCACCATACTCGATTCATCAACCAAGATAACATCCTCGTCAAATGGATATATTGAGCACCGTTTCGGTCCGCTACTCCCATACGGTATAACATCATCATACTGTGGCGCGTCGTTCGGTTGTGGATACTCAAGCAGTTTGTGAATTGTTTTCGCACGTATACCAGTCAACTCAAACACTCGCTTGGCCGCACGGCCAGTAGGGGCACACAACGCGACAGAATGCCTCTTAACAAGCTCACGATATGCATACCCAAGCACAAGCGTTTTGCCGGTTCCTGCTCCACCTGTAACGCCAACAATACGCTCTGTTGTGTCACAACAAAGCTCTACTGCGGCTTCCTGCTCGCTGCTCAGTAACATCTGCTCCAAGTCTGTCTGCACGGCTACCTCGCTCCGCTGTTACTTTGATCCAGGTGGCGCAAACGGATTGAACTCTTCAGATATTACATGTGGATTTCGATCTCCTCCTCTAATAATAGTCAGTCTATAGACGAATTCATCAGGCGTGTTGACATCAGCAACGCCAGTATCGTTTGGACATATCAAGACCTCGGGCAGCACATGCCCTGACATTGCGCGAACCCAGTACGATCCATCTTTGTCCGAAAACAGATCGCCTGGTCTCAGGTCGCGAACCGCCGTTTTGATGGCAATGATGCGTACGCTTGCTGGATCAATACGTGGTGGTGTTTTTACGATCATCACGCCGCCCCTAACGATTTCGCCTCAGCGATAACCGTTCTTGCCGCTTGGATAATTACGTTACGGACGAACTGCGACTGTGAAAGGCCGAGCATCCGCGCTGCGGCCCTTATGTCACGTCTATCCTCCAGACGAACTCTGATGAGCAACTGTGCATCTCCAGTATGCGCATGCTCGCTTAGACGCACTTGAACATCTTCAAGCATCGCGATCTTCCTTCCCTTCCGCAGCTACCGCTAGCCTGAGATTGTTCAGCCATCCGATCAACAAGTGAAACCTATCAGTCTCACTTGCGATCTGCTCAATCAAGTTCATTATTGCGTCTGCTTGCCCCTCGACACATCCCTGTTCATCGCCGCTGCTGTATCCTTGACGCAACGCTTGCACAACCTCAGTACGGACCCAGCTATTATCTGCCATTTTGCTCTCCCGTCGCTGTTTGACTCACACAGTACTACAGCGTAACACACAAGCACAAACGCCGCAGTGCTCCTAGACACTGCGGCGTTACTCAATTACCGACCGCGTGCGCCTCGCCCACGACGCGGCACTGGTTCCTCTTCTGGTTCCGGCGGTTGCCGTGTGCGAGCCGGTGCGGCCTCTTCTACAGGCTCAACCGAGGCAATCTCAGCACGTTTGCCAGAGGCAGGATCGCGTGGATTGACACTGAGCCGTATCCTGAGACGAGCATGACAGCCCATCCAGTCATTCGGATCGATCGAGGTAGTGCTTGCATCCAGACCAATGGCCTCAACGAACTTTCGCAAGTTGTAAAGGGCACGGCGATCCTTGCCGTCTCTGGGCTTGATCTGACGATTCCAGAACAGCGATGCGCCGTCCTCGAAATCTCCTTGAATGTCCGCCGGAATCTCATCCGGGGGAATGACGAACTTGACAGCGTAGTACGTGTTACCCTTTGCGGATGTAGCCACTTGCACATCCTGAATCTCACCGACATAAAGACCAGCGGGCAGTTCCGCGGGGCGCTCAACGTCGGCGAGTGACTCTTCAAGTTCAATCACGTCGAGGCTTTCGGGATCATCTTGCATTTTACATCTCCGTAACGGCGGGACAGCACCGTCCGATGATTACCGACCCACTGTCCTGGGTTTAGGTTGAACCCTAGGCTGAACCAAGACCTCACCAGCTTTTCCGCCACTGGCTGCCCGAGCAATCTGCTCTTTCATACTCGGCGGCATGATCTTTGATCCGTTTGATGACCATTCTTCGTACCAGCTTGCAATTGTCATCTGGCCAACATCAGGCAAATCTGCATCATACTCAAGGATAAATTCTGAATCACCCTTGCCTGAAAACATCCGCGTCTTCATTGGCCGCCTTAGCCGCACATTCGAACGCACTGCTAACTTTCGCACATTCTGCAACAGCGACATATACCATATTTCCGACAACCGAAACGTCATGTTGTTAACAAGCTGGCCACCAAGCATAACACTAATGTGGCTCACTATTTCCTTACCATCGCGTACCTCTGTTACAGGATCAGCTTCATGTGCGGTAACTATCAGATGCACTCCGTGTTTTGCTGTTATTCTCAATAGTCCGGTCAATACCTTCAGCATTATGGCATTACGAGCACCATACGCGGCTTGCCCAGGGTCTTCAATCGACGGGATAAAACCTCGCCTACCCGTGCCAATTCCGGCTTCTACTGCACGGTGAAGCGCTTGATACACGAGTGCTGTGGCTGAATCACACACGATCGTTCCTATGTCTGTATTCTCCGCAAGCACTTGGTCCAACCCAAACGGATTATCACTTTTTGCATGCTTGAACAATTCCTCAGGCGTCAAGCTTGACAAATCAGCAATCTTCACATCGTTGCGATGCATAACTGAAACATGCTCTTGATCCCCGAAAGACAGCCACAGCTTTTTACCGGGAGCTGTGGCCGCAAATGTGCTCTTGCCACACGCAGCCGCACCCCACAGAAGCACGGCCATCCTACGTGGTGCCTCAGGTCCGGCCTTTACCGTGACCGGCCCAACCTTGAATATCTTGGCCATTGGTTGCGCTCCCTTGTGCTTATCACATAGTGCCACTGCGTCCGGTTTGACTCACACGCCTCACTGTACTGTGCTTGCCCTACTGTGCTTGCCCTACTGTGCCTGCCGCATCATCATCCTTTCCTGGACCTCTGCGATGCGCTCAAGCGCAGTTGCTGCACGGCATATATCCGTGACAACGAGTTGCATTATATCAACACTTGCCTCAATCATCGCGAAATCTTCATCCCTAGTGGCTGTGGGCGCGACTTTCTTGGCCGCATCCACGGCTGCAATAAGCACATCGAACACAACATTAATGTGATCAATCTGCGCATCACTTTCACTCTCGTTCGACTCGTCTGCTTCACTCATCAGATTAACCCCTTATCTTTTGCCAAACTGCGTGGCATTGTGATTGTCTTGCTGTCTGTATCAACCTCTATGACCGATGCGGGCAGCCACACCTCCTTTTCATCTATCACAAAAAGCATTCCACCTTTCTCTGTTTCGTGAACAAACTCGTCGTAGTCCACCTCAACCAGTTGCGGTAGTGCCATTTCAATCTTCTCCTGCTATTGCAAGCTCGCTCGGACTTGCCTTTGC